GCTGGTGCTTTTGTAGGACTCAGAGGTTGGGAAATGGGAGCCATAAGAAAGTTAGGTGAGTTGCGTGTATTTTCTAAAATTATACCTGATAATGTTAAGGCGATTAGAGAGGCTATACGCTTCAATCTATTTGGTAAAAAAGGTGTCGGTATCGTAGGACAGTTTGGACCTGAACTAAAGAAACCTCTCATACTGACAATAACAGAAAGAATAAGTGCTATAAGACAAGGTATAACTAACGCACTATTTGGTGCTTTACGAGGCGGACCTCAAGCACTGGCACCTTTATTAGATCCTCAAGGTAGAGTAGCTACTGTTATAGAATCTATTAAGAAAGTCGGTGGCGGTGCGTTCACATTTATATCAGAGTCAGCTAAAACAATATTTAAACCTTTCAAAGATATCTTTACAGGTATCAAAAACTTCATGTCAGGTGATGGAGTAGGTGGTGGTTTTCTAAAAGCAATAGGTGGTACAGTAGGTGCATTTCTCAGAATGGTTGGTAGAATATTCAAACCCATAGGTATTTTATTTTCTTTCGGTGAAGGTGTTATGGAATTCATGAAAACTGAAGGCAATATATTTCAAAAACTCAATGCAGGCGCCGCCAAATTTTTAGCAGATTTTATAGGTTCACCACTTGATTTGTTACTTGTGAAACTACCAGCTAAAGTTATGGAGTTATTAGGTTTTGAAAGTGCCTCTAAGTGGATACAAGAAAATGTTAGATTTGAAGATGCTTTATTTTCTATACTAACATTCCCAATGCAAGTTATCGAAAAACTACTTGAAGCAGGAAAGAAACTATTATCAGGTGATTTTGCAGGGGCGGCAAAAGTTATTGTTGATCCTATATTAAAACTATTTAAAGCCATAAGTAACGCTTTCATGAATTTTATAAGAAGCATACCTGTAGTTGGTAGATTGTTTAAAGATGAGAACGAAAAGATAGAAGAAGATATTGAAAAGAATAGAAAAGAAAAAGATAGATTAGCTGAACTAGAACTTAAAAATGTAGAAAGACAAAAAGCTAACGCAGAAAGAATAGTAGAAATACAAGAAGAGATTGAAAAGAAATTAGCAGGTAGAGAATTAGACGATTTAGGATTCTTTGAAAAAAATAGTGTGAAAGGTATGATGAGAGAAATAGCTTTACTTAATAATGATAGTGAAAGAGCAAGAGAATTAAATCAATTACAGAAAGATAAATTAGCAAAACTAGAACAAGACAATAAAGTTTTACTTGCTAGATTAAGAGAAGGAACTATTGACTTCGAAACTGCTACTGGCACTCCTTCAGGTAATGGTAGTGCTGATATGCTAAATGCATTAGCTAATTTTTCTGGTGATGGCTTTGGTGCTACTAGATTAACAGACAACTCTACAATTGTTGGTGACTCTAACTCTATCGCTATAAACAATCAATCTTTTCAAACAGGTGCTAGAGTAGGATCTCAGTTCAGAAATTACTTCGCTATCTAAAAAAAAGGGCGCCGTAAGACGCCCTAGTGTAAGAGAGAAAAAGAAAGATTAATCTTCTTCTGCTAGTTTCTCAAAGAACGATAAATTCTCATCATCACTATCTGAAGATTCAATCTTCGGTGCAGAAACTTCTTTCTGCTTTGGCATTTCAACTACGTTTTCTTCAGCAGTTTGTACTGAAGGTGTAGGTGTACTACCTGACAAACCTAATACCATGTCAAGCTTTGCTTGTAACTCGGCGTAAGTCTTGAAGTTTTTCCTATCAAGAAAGTCTTGAAGAGGGTGCATTGATTCATAAACTTTTTCAAGTTTGTCATCATCACCATCAAGTAGTGGTGATGGCTCTGCAAACTCAGATTTATCGTAGTTACGATAACCTTCAACATTACGAATTTTTAATTTCAAGTCCGCACCGTCCCAAAAATCAAACGGGTTAACTGCGGTTTCATCTTCAAATTCAGGATTCATTTTCTCATTGAGTTTGTCGAATATTTTCTTTCCAAACTTGTAGAGTTTAACTTGTCCCTCGTTTTCTGGATTTGCAGGATCCTTTACTACATAGATATTCGCTATGTAAGAAAGTCTTCTCTTTTGCTTTCGTGCTTGTTCTTTACCAGCATCAGTACCATTATTCCACAAAGAACTATTGTATTCACTTACTGGATCTTTTTCGTTAAAAGTTGTAAGTGAGTTTTCGATATACCATTTACCAGATGGTCCTTGAAAGCCATGTGAGAATACACGAACCCAAGGTAAGTCTTCACCTTTTGGTTCAGGTAGAAATCGAATAACTGCATAGCCGTTACCAGCTTTATCAACAGATGGTGTCCACAAACGATTGTCTTCGTTTGAACCCTCCGCTGGTGCATTTATTTTGGCTGTTTCGGTGACTAACTTGTTCAAAGAACTTGAACGAGATTTTTTAAGTGAGGCGAATGATGTTGCCATTAGTGTATCTCCTGTATATATGTGTATTTAATTTTGTCCACTCGAATCATAATATAATGTATCTAATATAACATAACAAACTCGTATATGTCAAGTACCTAATTTAAATTTATCTTTAGGACGATTATAACTATGGTTATGCACTGAAGCATTTATATTTGCTTGATGCGACATATAATCACCATATTTAGTTCTCCACTCCAACTCAGTTTCTAAATCTTTAATCCTAGCCTTCATAAACTCAACTTCTGAACGCAACTCTTTGAGTTCGCCTACGTATCTTTCTACTTCATGATTCATTGAAAACCTCCAATATAGTTTGTTTACATTTAGTCTCGTCTACACTGACATAACTATAAAGAAATGGAGTATATTTTTTTAGTATAAAAACAAAATCGTTAAGCATAGTGTTTTCTTGTCTACTCCAAACACCACTATAGTTAATCAATTTATTTAATACTGCTAGAGTATTTATGTTTATCTTCTCTCTCAAATACAGTTTGAATGCAAACGGGTGTATTTCACCATCTGCACCTATAATAAACAACGAGTCAAACTGTGGGTGATATTCTTTCAAAGTTTGTATATCTTCTTTGAACTGATAGTTAAATGATTCTATATTCTTTTGCCACTTCTTATGATTCATCATTGCACGTCCTTGTGACGTACCAAATATATAATCTTCTTCATTCACAAAGTTAGCAACTAGGTATTGAACAAACTTCTCTCTATCGTAGATACGTGCCATCTTTTCAAATTGAAAATGATCTCTACGTGTGCGAAACTTGTCTTCATTCACTTTTATCTTACCATTATATTTAAAGTAATCATAATCTGTTTTAAAATGATTACGCACTGCTAAGTAAGATGCGTATGCTTCAAGTCCATTCATATAGGTAGTTTAGAACCTTTCGGTGTTGATAGAAAATTTAAATCAATTGCTTCTGCTTCAATCTTTGCTTTTATAATACCATTTAAAAGCTTGGCGGCAACTTCTACTTCCATTTCATTCTTCTCACAATACCAGACAATAGCGTCCATATATGGTATTCTTTTATCAATAACAACTTCTTCAATAATCTTAGAGAACTTACTCACGTTCATAATTTCAAGCGACATTTACTTTTCCCATCTATAAAAAATATGTTTTTCTATTCTTGTTGTTCTAGTTTTAGTTCTAGCCCAAGCAGGACGTACATACGTTGCATGATAGTGTGTAGCACCTTCTGTTACATCTAAATTTATTTTATTATATAAAACTAGAAATGCAACATCTTGTGCTTTTCTCCATGCTTTCTCATTCTTAGGAACATCAGGTTTACCATCACAATACCAGCTAAACTGACATCGATGTCTGATTGGATATTCTTTCTCTGGATTTTCCCAAGAAGGACGATGTGGCCCTTGCTTGACTACTTCGCAAACTGTGTTGGGATATCTATCATCTGCAACACGATTCATAACTACTTGTGCCGTAGCAACTTGTCCTACCAATGATTGATTCTTTGCTTCATGATAAGTATTGAGTGCTAGACATATAAATGCTGTTTCTAATAACATACTTATACCTTATATTATTTGTGTCTAAATGTCAAGACTATTTTTTAAATGAATCGTTTAATGAGTCAACTACACTATCGATATTAGGTTCTTCACCATGTGGATCATATTTGCATTGATATTCATTAGGACAATGGCCTTCTACAACTAATGTGTATGTACTGTTAGCACCCTTGTAAATACAAACTTGTTGTCCACTTTTAGCTGTCTTTCTCTTATATCGTCTACACGTTACGTATTTGGGATCTTCTCTTTTGCCTAATCTCTTTTCTTGTTCCCACGTCCAATCGCTGAACTTCTTCATGTAACATGAGAAGCATTGTATTATATTAGGTGTTTTACTTTCATTACCGAATCTATCACCCCAAGCATAGTTTGGAATGAGAAATGCGAGTAGCAATATTATTTTGATTGAAAGTATTAACGAAAGCCTGCGAACAAGTGACTTGTTTGAAAAACGAACCATGCGAACCAACCTAGCATTACAACTATAAGTCCAATACCTACAGTACATATTACGATATTAATTATTTTTTCTCTTTGCTTTTGTCTTGCATATATCATCTCTTGACGTTCTTTACGAATCTTACCTTGCATACGAATCAATTCGTCCCATGCAGATGCTCCGTGAGTGAACATGATATATTGCTTGAGTTCATATTCCATTTCCTCTGCTTTTTTCTTAGCGGCAAAGGCGTTCATCGCTTCCTCTTCTATTGATGAACCATTAAATACTTTTTTATAGAGTGGTGGATTCTTTGCATCTTTCTCTGCTTGATTAACATCAGAGATTGCACCCATCCATCTACCAATATCGCCATACATAGACTCGACATCTTTACCGAGTTGTATACCCTTCTTAATTGCAGAGAATGCAGTGCCTGCAACGGCCATTGCTGATACTGGATCTATCATTACTATTCCTGTGACTAATTAAAACGATTATAATAAAACAATCTTAAATGTCACGATGCGTAATGATATAATACAATCTACTAGTATTTATAATAAAAAAAAGAGTATCAGCGGTAACTGACACTCTTTTGATAATTAGTGTGGGAGGGACTCGCTTTTACCCTCAACTGACATCACAAGATAGCATATCTTCCATTTATGCCAGAACCTACTTTCATCTGGTATGATGATGTGAATTTGTCAAACTAGCCCTTACTTCTAAGTATTCATTTTTCAAACCCTGGGTACCACCCCTAAGTAGTCAAGTTCGTCCCTCTTGTCATCAGGACTCTTCCTTGCACCACGTTTTTTCTCCGTCGAGAAAAAATCTGCAATTCTGTGAGAGTGTTTCTGTTCCCAAGTACACTCTCTAAACTCGGTGCGATTAGGCCGCTAGTGCGTAATCCACAGGTGCAAAATCATCGTTTGCATTTAGTTTAATGTTCTCCACTAACCTACTACCTACCTGTCGATCCTATTTCGCCCCCACAGGAATACTTGTTGATACGCCACTATCAAAAAACTCTAAAGTGTCTTACCACTTCTGTCTTCATCGAACTGTCTCAAGAACTGTCTCTTGTGAAGCTACGAAGGCGTTGTACTGAGCAAGCATTCTTGGTGGAGGCGATGGGTACCGCCCCCATGTCCAGTCTAGTTTCATCTTAGTCTCAACGAACTCTTTATTTATAGCATATGATTCGTTAAAAGTCAAGTCAAAACTTAAATATTTTTTTATCAGTATCTGCAAAAATTTCTAATCCCCAACCATTACCAATAAAGCAAGCCCAATCTTCACCTATGAACTCTACTAAACTCCATGTGCCTGTTTTTTTATTTAAACCAAATGCTATTTTAGTTTTCATGAGTTCACCATTTTCACGTACAGAAACATTGTTCCATGTCATGATTGGTTGCTCTCCCCATTCATCTGTAAGAACTTGCACGACATAATCTGGGTGTTGACACACAATGGGTTTTTGTGCATTTGCTACTTCATCTTTTTCAAACATTTTATGTAGCTTTGTCATGTCTTGTTCTCCCCATGACATACTACCACAACTAACATATAACACAAACACCAATAAACTAAGATATTTTATCATAATACTCTCCGTATAATTTTATCTTTTTTTGTGTAGATAGTATCCAATTGTCTCTCTTTTCTATAAATATCTGAGGACTTTCACCATCTACTGCTATAACTATTACAACTTGATCGATTGGTGTTTTTGTTCGTTCTTCATACATAACACAATAGGCAGAACCTTGTTGAAAATAATTCGTAATATATTCTTTCTTTTTAAGTTTTCTGGAAGTCTTAAAGTCGATAACGGAAAGCCTATTATTCCAGTCAGCGACACAATCTACCCGTCCAGCGACTCTTAAATAATCTGAGTACAGAGTAGCTTCTTGAACTCTAACATTATTTATATTCTCTGAAAGTATATTTTTGATACTATTAAATGTTTCTCTATCAGACGGCATGAACTTCTTTTCATCTAGTTCATTGTTGATAAAGTCTTCACACATCTGATGTACTTTAGTACCACGGCGTGATGCTTGAGTGGAGACACGATTGGCCTCTTTTTCACCAACTCTTTGTCTCCACTCGTAAATAGCTTTCTTATTGAAATGCCCTAAAACTGTAGTAATAGACGGATATTTATCGCCACTTGGAGTGACATAATATCTTTTGCCAGATATAGTCTGCGTCTTAATTTCAGGTATGTCAATTCCTAGGTGAGTAAACGTCAACTCATTCCAAGATCGAGTTTCGAAATAATATATTCTTTCACCAAATCACTCCTTACGATATCATGTTTATCAAATTCTATAAAATCAAATGACTTCATTCTTTTAATTACTTTCATAAATTCTATCACACCATCACGTTCATCTTGAAATCTAAAATCACTTTGTCTAAAGTCACCACAAAATACTATTTTACAATTATTACCTAATCGTGTGATTATACTATCTAACTCATGATATGTCATATTCTGACATTCATCTACTATAACAACTGCATCGTTGATTGTCAAGCCTCTTATAAATGATGTAGTTGTAAAGTGTACTTGCTCACGGCCTTTAAGTATTTCATATGCATCACCTCTCTCAAATAGTTCTGAGAATATTGCATAATAAGGAGCTTCGTATACTTTTGATTTTTCTCTTTGATTACCAGGAAGAAATCCCATGTCTCTTGTTGGCACTACACTTCTTATAATATGTAAACTGCGTGTGTCATTATAATTACTTAATACTTCTTGTGTTGCTAGATATGTTGCGATAAATGTTTTACCTGTTCCTGCTACACCATGACACATTATGTTTTTGCCACTATAATATGAATTAAATACTCTCTCTTGCGTTTTCGTCATGGGTTCTATTTCTTTTATTCTTAAACCCGTATTTACT